AGCGACAAGGCCCTCATACATTCCTTCTTTGGTAGTATCCCATAGATTTTCAAAAAATTCGTTCCACTGTTCGGTTGCACTTTTGGTGATGGTATCGCCTGAATCTGAAACTATTTTTGCCTTGGCCCAATTTTCTGTTACTTTTTCAGGATATTTTTGGACCGTCTCTGTGAGCCATTCCGTAAACATTCTTGGCCCTAAATTTTTAATCAACCCAAGGACTTTACCTTTTGGAACCCATTTTGATAATGTTTTGCCTACACTTATAGCCTCTAACGGTGCCTGACCCATGGCATCGTAAATACCGGCAAGAAATTTTCGTTCATCGGGGATCTTATAAGCTCCTTTTTTACCATCCTTTTCGACCTGCTTTTCAAATTCTGAAAGATCGTTATATTTTCCACCGGCAATTTGCGTCCCCATAAATGCCATACCGGCGGGAATACCACCAAGACCATGGAACAAAAACTGCAAATAAATTTGAGCGGCCATGCGCGCTACATCCTGCAACCAGCCTTTAACGCCTTTTGCCTTTACATAATCCTTATCTCTTGCAAACGTCTTCGACTCGATAACTTTCTTTGCGGTATCACTGATTTTTTTCAGGTCATCAGGTGTGATCTCAAGTTTTTTACCAAGAGCGGACTGTTTCTCTTTTGATTTTGCGAGTTTTTTCTTTAACTCATCAGGCATGGCTTTATCCATCTTGGCAACCAGTGCCCGATAAAAATCAGCCGTTCCCTTCACATATCCGGCGGTACTTCGAACAACATCCTTTTCGCTTTCAAGAATTGATTCCGGTATTGACGACGGATCTTTTTGTCCCTGCTCCCAATAAAGTTCGGGTTCTGCATCTTGTTTCTGGTCTACAAAAAAAGGAATGCCGCCAACAGGCTCCCCCTGCTCCCATCTTTGAGTTGAATCACGTTCTTTGCCGCCTTGTTCCCAAAAAAGCTCCAAATCTTTTTCAGGTGGCTGCTCAAGGAAAGGAATGCCGCCAAGCGGTTCCCCCTGTACAAGCTTCTGATCTGTAGGCCCTGTTTCCATTTCTATCGGTATATTATCAGGACGTGCTATGCCCGGCTGTGCTGCTTGCTGATTACCAACAGGCTGGCTTCTTTCAGTAACAGCGGCACCTGACATGGCATCAACCTGGTCGGTTTCATCGCCAAGAGAAAACTCCATCCCGCTTGTTACATGGACAATCGGAGAGTCACCCTCGAAATCAAACATATCTGAAGGCTCACCCCCTATTGGAGTGTTACCTTCAAAATCAAACGTCACGGGATGCTCGCTTATAGGTGTATCGCCCTCGAAATCAAATTGGTCTTGTTTGTGCGCCATTATCTGATCTTCCGTTTTGGTTCCCATCCGTATTTTCGTTTAAATTCTTTTCTGGCCGCTTCCTTTGTTTCTTCATCCTTGGCTTTTTCAAGATACTTCCAATACCGATCAACCACATGCTTGACAAAATCTCTGGCCTTGATTCTCGCTTCATCAGGTTTAATCCCTGTATCTTCGCTGTCTTTACGCAGTTCGACAAACTTTCTCTGGGCCAGTTTATAGGCGTCTTTGGCATTCTCGCCTATCCCAAGCATTGCTCCCATTGCGCCCTTTTCGTAAAAATCATCTTCAAGACGCTTGTCCATCATGCGCCATTCGCTTAATTTTGCTGTTTCAGTCTCTTTTGAGGCCGGTTTAGTCAAAGACCATTTTTGCGGTGGAGTATACCCTTTCCCTTTTTCAACAGAGATGCGCTTTGTTTCGCCGTTTGGGCCATAAATCGTAAGCGTTTCCATAACGGGTGTTTTTTCTTTTGCCTGTTTTATAGACACCCCGTTCGCTGCTGCGTATCTCCAGGTTCGTTCGTCTTTGGCATATTCAGGATTTTTAGCAAGATTTGAAGCGATCTCATAAACGGTGGTAGATGGGCCTGTGATTTCTGCGCCGCTCTTATCACGGATAGTAATATTCGGACCTCTCCAGGAAACTTTATGCCCATAAATTTTAGCCAAAGCCTCAGCGTCTTTTTTTGTTGGAGCGCTGGCAATTTTCGAATATATTTCAGCGTTCCGTTTTAATTTTTCAGCAGTCCTGTCTTCAAGCCTTGCCTGTTTTTCTGCAATAGCGTTTTCCATCGCTATGCCCCTGTCTTCGACCCGATCTCTCTCACGCTGAGCCCTCAAAAAATTAAGCTGATTCCTGTCTCTCATCTGTTGGCCTGCCTGGAGCCCAGGAATTATGTTAATGCCACGTGTATCCAATGCCGGAACGCTGTTGTAACCCATTATACACCTCCTACGCCATAGCCAGAGTAGCCTGTCCCATACCCGTAATTATAATTAGGCTGCCCAGATCCGCCCGGGACTCCGCTTGCTCCCTGCCATGCAAGGTAATTATTAAGCCCACTATTGATGCTCCCTGTGAGTGCATTGGCCGTATTGATATATCCGGAAGCCCGGGCATTCCCGGCGGCAAGGTAATTGGAGCCAATGGCACCGGCCGCATTTTGTCCCGCCTGAACACCGGTGTTTGTCGCATTTTGGCCAAGGCCGGCAACGGAAAAAAGCTGATTTATGTAATTATTGTATTCATTTGACGCAAGCCCGGAGCCGTATCGCATGATCTCTTTTTCATGACCGCCGCTGGAAAGACGCCCCCTCGCAGCTGCACTTCGGTCAAGCGCGTTAACTCCTTCAGATAAATTGAATTCATACCCTGGAGAAGCCTTAAACGCATCATAATTACCGGTTAAAAGCCCGCCTGAATATGACCCCGATTTCAGATATTCTTCCATTTGCCGGTTGTATTCTTTATCGACGGCTCTATCAACGGCTCTTTGCGTACCTTCTTTATTAAAAAATCTAAAAACATCGGGGAGACTATCCACCACTTCGGGCGTAAGCTCCGCCTCAATTGCCGCACGATCAGGCTCGGGAAGAGCGTATTGCCTTTCACCCATGAGCAGGTTTATAGCCTCCCCACCAGCCTCACGCCACGGAGCCAAATCTTCACGACTCTGATTATACATCGCCCATTCTGTATCGCCTGCTCTTGCTGCTGCACTTTCTTGGGCATCTGATGCTTTGTCTGCCGCATACATGGTCGCACCTGCCCCTAATACCCCAGCTCCGATTATTGCTGCTGTTGCCATGGTCTTTTACCCTCCATTAAATATTTACAAAAATCCTCATACTTTAAATTCAAGTTATGCGCACTGTGTTTGATTGACCGCGTGAGGTCTTTGTTTTTCACAGTTATAACTGTATCTTGAAATAACATCCCGCGGGCCTTGTCAAAAACTATTCCCGGAATGCAATAATTCCAGATACATTCAACAACATCATTATTGTTTAAATCGTTGTACTCCACAACCAAAGCATGAGGCTTAATTTTATCCATTGCCTCTAAGTAGAATGAAAACAGGCGCTTAACTGTATTCGCATAATCACCACCAAAAGCGGCCACTGGGTTAAACCATTTCAAGAAACTGTTTATCGCTTCATCCTTATCCCGCTCAATGACAACCACGGGGCCGTTTGGTTTAGGAAGCATCAAAAAACTTACCGGGTTGGTATCTGAGCTCCCGACAAATGGCTTAAATGTCCTCTGCATGGCCCCGGCATAATTGCCATACGAACTTAACAGCTCATGGAAACAGTAAGAAAAATCAGTGGTGAACAAATGTGACAGCCACGTTGTCCTCGATCTCGGAAGACCGACTATGTAGAAATATTTTTGCTCCAAAAGGTTTTCCCTATGCCCATAATATGTTGATCAATAAGTTTCCCGTTTTTAAGAAAAGACTCTTTTAAAATACCTTCCGGCTCCATCCCCATTTTCAGCGCAAAGCTGTAAACATTCTCACAAATAACAGGAATAATACAAATCAATTTTTCGCACTTTGTTTCGGTAAAAATGTATTCAAAAGCCTTGCCAGTTGCTTCGATTGCATGCCTCCCACGCCCTTCCGGCAAAATGTTTGCATGAATCTCGTACATTATGCTGTTGTGCGGGTGAATAACGAAAACACTGTATTCATTCGGTGACAGAACATAAACGCTTTCATTCTCCAAAAAAGGCAATGCTGTAAATTCTTCTTTTGCCGGAGAATAATCATCAGCGATAAAAGGATAAATCGAATCATCGGTTAATATCCTGTTTACAAAATCTATGCCATTGGCTGATAATCTCATATCTTTTTATCCGTAAAATCTGCAGGAAGCTTACCCTCTGCTTTTAACTCGGTTATAGCGTCTGCTCGCTGCCGGGCTGCGATCTTCTGTCTTATCAGTTCTTCACGGTGATCTTTTTCAGCCTGGGCCTCTCGCAAAGTAATAAGCTCCGGTGAATCATTTGGCAAAAATTCCTGATCAGGATATTGCTTACGAGCATATATCCCTACAATAGCTTTATTTTTATCTCGTCTGATATACGGCATTAATCATCCCTCCCTCTGCGGTCTATGTAACCGAGTGTAGCTATAATAAAAGTTGGAACACTTGTGTCTATACCACGTACTCTGATACGGCTGTCTTCATCGGTATATACTTCTAATTTTCCACCGGTATAATATGGACTCTGATCTGTAGGAGTCGGAAAGCTGACTAATGGAGCGGCACTAATTGATGGAGCCTCATCATCAACATCAGGAGAACTGATATAAAGATGATCATCTTTACCGTCTCTTAATGAATGCACATTTATAATAGCTTTTGTTTTAAGGCCATAAGGAACTGATAGTGTCTTTAATGCCCCTGAAGATTGATCTACATTTAATTCACTAACATCTGTGATAGGATCATTCCAAAGAAATGTATCGCCAATCTGAGTGAAAGGATCAATATTTGCACTTGAATCGGTGTGTACAGATCCTATCCTTCGATAAGCAGTATATCCGGCTGGGATATTGGCAGCGGTAAGACTCGTGTCAAACCCTGCGTCTATTGTTCCATCAGAATCTTTTCTTATCAGGAAGACGTGATACCAAGTATCGACAGCAACTGAGCCAGAAAATAATCCACCAGCGTCATCTCCGGCAGCCCAAGTCGCATCAATCTGCTTTGTTAAAATCGAATCTAATTTAAGATCATAAGTGTTTGATTCGTCTCTGCACTCACCAACATTAATTCCTATATCATGATCTGTGTCTGTATCATTAAAAAGTTGAAGTCCTGCCAAATAGGCTCTGGGAAATTCTATATCCGTAGAGGCTGCCGCCTCAATTGTAGTCCTGACAGCCGCCGCATCAGCATCATCTAAAAATGTTTTGGCAAAATCAGATACCTCAATATACTCCGACGCAGCCTTTATATTGTCCTGCGGCCACCCGGTGATTTGTGAATCATCGGAATCCTTTATGTCTATTTTGTAAGTCCCATCAAGATAAATAACAGCTTCCCCATTTGAATCAAGAACAACCGGGTTGGCATTGGCAACTGTCAGTTCTTTATCGGAATATGTTGCTTTCGGAGTTGTAGTCCCGGCCTCATATGTATAAACCTTACCGCCGGCCAGCGGATTACCGTTACTGTCGAATACTTTAAATTTTGGGTAAAATAATTGAATATTCATACTACTCCTGTAATAATACCATTGGTTACGGTGACTGTCTTCCCGTCACCATTTGTAAACGTACCACTCCATCCGTCAGATTTCAACGGATACCTGGCATCGCCTCTTGCGTCATTGTGGTATTGAGAATGATCGTCATCACCTAAACCTGAAAGACCTCCATGGTCAACAGCCCCCCCGCTGGCTGCATCTGAATGATCGTGGTTAGCGTTTGAAAAATTACCTATTGCCGGTGTGGTTAATGTCTTATTTGAAAGAGTCTGTGTGTCTGTGCTCCCGACCACATCACCACTTGGAATAGGCTTACCGCTATCTTTGACTTTTTCTTCATTGTCGATAACAACAATGTTATTTTCTCCAGAGCCTGGCAGGGCTCCTATTTTTTCAGTATCAAGATCATTAATCGGTTTGTGCAACTGATCTCTTAAATACTTAACAAAATCAGGTGTAAGTTTTTCCGCAACAGTTCTTGGTATGTCTTTTGATTTCATGATATATCCGCCACCGCTTTTATGATTACAGTTTTAACAGGGTCAGTTCCTTCGATACTGAATGTTCTCGATCTCGACTTCCCCAGCCTTCTCCAGATAGTCCTATGTCCATATTCTCCAATTGCGCCTATGTTCGCCCAATGCTCGTTTGACCACGTATGCCCGCCGTCATCAGACCATTTCAACATAACTTCCGGGTCATCACCTTGCCCGGTTACCAGCCCGACACCGGATTCAAAAAACAGTTGTAAATTGGCAAAAAATACACGTTCACCGTTTTTTTGGATATATTGGCACGTTCGTTTCCAGCGCTTTACCTCTCCATTATCCTCATACGTGTCAGGGTCGAGCTCATATATTTTCCCGTTATTGTAATCACCTACAAGGTGTTTCCCGTTAAACCGGAAATAACAATTTGCCCTATGCCTGCCATCCGTCACACTGCCGGATTTATACGATTTGCGTTGATGCCATAGCCTGGTGGCGGCATCATATACCCATGTTTCACCCTCTGTCGGGAATGTGAGCTGATAAAACGTATGGCCCATCTGGGTATAGGCGAACCCAATTGCATCAGATACTGTGGACATCCGGGAGAAATGAGCGTCTATTTGAGGTGTTGATATGATTACAGGTGAATAATTCGACGCCACAACGACCTGCCGCTTGTCTGTAAACCAAAAAACTGAGTTGTCCATGTTTACGGCTGAATGAGCTGCGCCGATACCGGTTTTAAAAAATCCGTTCGGCAACCGTTCAAACGGGAAATCTGAAGCGCCTGAATTATAATAAATTTCAGTTGAAATCTCACCGAAGTTCCAAAGTTCCCTATTTGCCATCAGACATGAAACCGCGTCATCAGGCAAGCCTTCAGAAGTGGTATAATCCAGTGCGTTCCACGAACTGCCGTCCAATAACGCAGACAACCAATATCTGCCGGTATCCTTTTCAGTTACGATAAAATACCCGTCCTGGTATGTCAGGCTTGATGGAGTAGGAAAATCGGCATCGGTAATCTTTGAAACAACGTCACTGTTAACCAGATATCCATAGGTGTCATCTGTAATCATAACCTCAAGGCCGTTATGCTCCATCCACACCGGCCCGGTTGAGGTATCAAGTGTTGTCGAAAGGGCTGTCTTTGCGCCCGAAGACGATATTTTGTATACAGTATCACCGCAAACAGCGTAAATGTAACCGTCAAACTCAATCATGCCACGGATCTCAACAGAAACCCCGATATCGACCCACTGCTTACACCCAGGGATACCGACAAGAGCGACTACAGCGGGCTCCTGCTGCGCATCTACAACAGGGTATAGGTTGATACACTCCTGAGCATTTATATTCAGGCTATCGGCCTTGTAAGCGCCCCCTATGAATGGTATCTGTATTTTCATTATTCCCTGCCAGGTTCAAAACAAATATTTACGTTTTCCGGGTAAAAGGTATTGGCAATTGAAAGACTTTCCGCCGCCTTGGCTAAAACAAGCTGAGAAGGTGTAACCCCGTATTCCGGAGCTATTTCAACAGCCAAATTCCATTTTAACGCTCTGTACCAGAAATCTTCAATGTCAAAATCGTCTGTATTGGATGTAAGTAATTCAAGCGGTTGCCTGTAAACGATATCGATAACGTCAGTTATATCTGAAGGAATATAATCAAGATACAATTTTCCGACATCGGTTCGCTTCTCGTAATAAAATTTTCCAGGCGTTCCGGTTGAATTTTTGCGTGATAATGATTCGTACTGTTCAAGAGTTATCGGGGTCAATGGTGTTTCATTCCCGTCTGTGTCTTTACGCGTGGCCGTGATAATTTCGACCGGTACCTGGATGTCACAATCCCCGCCCGAAGGTTTGAGATCAAAAACAGCCTTTGCAGTTAATGTCAGGTCAGTACGTTCTCTTGTCCACATCATCTGCCCAGGTTTAACGTAATTCGGCGGCCCTTTCAGTTGCAGTATAATAAAATTAAGGGCCTGCCTTGCGTCTTTGAGTTCATCGGCATCAGGGGCCTCTCCGGAAGCCACGACGCCTATTATCCTCATCGCGCTCTTTATAAGATCCTGAGCGGTAACAGTTATGGTATATTCGCCTGATGTAGCCATTACGTAGCCTTTCTCAGTTTAAGATGATGGGTTATGGCATCAATGACTTTCCCCGGGTCAATCTTTGCCTGGCAATCAGCAACCCCTGTTTTTTCGTCCTTTACACAGTTATCCCAGCCGTAAATCATTTTATGACAGGGGTAACATGCGCAACCAACTGGCTCCATGTTTGAGCAATTAACCCAATGCTTTGACAGGTTTTCAGGGCTTGAATGCGACATAAACAAAATTTTTGGAACCGGCTCATGACTCACTGCGTTCATTACACCGGTCTCAGGTCCTATTACCAGATCAGCATACATGGCAAAAGTCATCGACTGCCGCATTGTCCATTCCCCGCTTGTCAATACAACCCGAGGCTCTTTCTCCCAGCCCTGTTCCAGAATTTTACTCATTTCGTCGCCGCACAAAACAACTGTAGCCGGCGTGTTAAGCATCAGCCATGCAATGACAGAATCCATATACGGCCATGCTTTATGCACGGAAGACCCGGACAGTACCCACAGAATTACAGGGCCGGCAAGCTTTTTGATCTTTTTTTTAGCCCATTTGGTTTCCTTGTCGGTCGGATAGAACTTCGGGTTGATTCTCATGGGTACCATGGAAAGTTGATGTGTGAACTCGTAATAATTCCTGTTTTGAAATTCGTGCCGGACATGCCGCGGCCAATATTGTGCCGCTCTATCCTGCAAAGTAAGAAACGTGCCCTCTACGGATTCGGACAGGTTAATGAACCGGTCATATTTATTTTTGATGTAATCCCAGAAAGCAGGAAGCGCTGAATTAGGTACCTGGTCAGTATCCTGTATGATAAACCGGTCTATATGAGGGTCTGTTTTGATAATTTCATAGGCATACGGAGTCGTGTAGAGCGTGATATGGAACCCTTGGTTCTTTAGATGGGGCAACACAGAGGAAAGAAAAATCATATCGCCAGCGCCACCGTACCGGATAATACCGCATGTTTTTCTTGGTATCGGCGCAGCACATGAAAATTTGTGGCCCCCGGTTTCCGTTTTCTGGTACACCTGGAAAAAACTATATTCGTTCCCTTTATTTCGGCTTTCATTGGTGACCAGGTCCCACTTGGCCCCCACTTTTTTCATGACAGACACAATATCCTGCGGCAAGAAGTCATGCTTATGGTCCGGATTAGCACCAGCCTCACCGATATTCGGATAGAACTCTTTGTGAGGAAGGTACAAAACAAGATATCCGCCGACTTTAATCACCCGCCACCACTCTTTTAACGCAGCCAGTGTGTCTTCAATATGTTCCAGCAGGTGAGACGAAAAAACAAAATCCATGGACTTGCTCGCGAACATATCCAGTTTCTCACAATTGCTAATGATGTTCGCTCCGGCAGGCCCGGGGTGCTTTATTCCATCAACACCGATAAAATGCGGGAATGCCTTATACGGCCCACAGCCCAAATCAAGGCCCCTGCCTCGGGTATACGGCACAAGCTCCCACCTGATCTTTGCTGCTTCGTTTCCCTGCGGATCGTCAATATGCCATGTCATTAAGACAGTCCCCTTATTTCTCTGATTTCACCGACCATTTCTTTTTTCTTCATGCCTGTAAAGTCACGCCCGTTTTCAGCCCCTTCTTTAAGAAGCTCTGCAACTGTCATCTGGGAAGGCGGCTTTCTCTTTTTGGGTTCTACATCATCAGACTTTTCTGCCGGTTTAACAGGCTCTGTTTTTTCAATAGGCTTTTCCGGTTGCTTTATTTTAGGCTGAACCTCAGCTATGGTTTCTTCCGGCCGCCCACCAACATACTGGCCGGTTGAGTTGTACAGCCTCCCGTCCTGCTCGAACGCAACCCCGGGTTTACCGTATATTCTGGAATATGGTTTTGCTTTGTTTAACATTTTCCCTCCTGATTGAGCGGCCCCTGTTTGAGCGGGCCGCATAAAGTTAAGAAGTTACATCCGCACCAGGGGTAACTTCGTATTCAACAGCAAAACAGGATGCCATGGTGGCCCCGTTTGTATCACTGCGTTTGAAGTCAATATAATCGCCCTCACTCATGGACTGTGCCGGGAGAACAGCCGTAAGCTCACTCCCTGCGGCCTGTGTCCCGTTTGCAAACGCGCCAATCGACGTTGTTCCATTCAGGTACACCGTAATTGCAGAATCAGCATGTGTACCGGCTACAAGGACATTGCCCTGGATGGATTTGATTTTCATATCGGCCCATGCGACAAATTTGTTTGCGACCGTATTCACGGTACCGGCGGGACAAAGAATCTGTGCCGCCTGCCTCGCTGTATATGTCGGATGGTCGTAACTCATACTTTTCTTGGACATTTTGTCACCTCGTTTACCCCCGGAGGCTCCTTCCGGGGGTGCAAAATCAAGAGAGGAAGCCCTCTATAAAATGTTAAGCAAGCGATTCCCACTTAACAATCCTTGCCTGAGCATGGCCCATTGCAAGCGTATGGCAGAGGCCGAAGCCTCCCAAGTAATCAATGTGTTCAACAAAGGTCGTTACTCTTTGTCCGGGCTGTGAGCCCTGCTGCACGTTTCCGTACAGATCAGACCATATCTTCATCATCTCTGATGTTTCGCGCTTCCCTGTCACTCGACAGGTACGGGATAAACCCTGGTCGTTGAACCTTCCCCTGTTACCGGGGCTTGGCTGCTGATTGTCCAGTCTATGTTCTTTTTTAACTGTCACGTTTAATGTTTCCATTTGCGTTGTAGTGTCCATAGCTCTAAGGAGTTTCCAGCAATTCACGAAATTTTTTAGGCGCAGCTTACTTGATCGAAAAAATAATCATCTGCACAAGCATCTGTTAACCACGCCACACCTTTGGACCGGCCGTAATCAGAGGGTATTTTGCCCCTCATTTCCTCCGGCACCGCAACTGCCTCGGCAACAGTGTCATCACCGAAGAAATAAATCCAGTCAGTACTTGTGGTACCGTCTTTTGCGATATTGGTCTGCTCAACATACCGGCAGTTCTCATAACGCCCGATCTCACCGTTCATAACCATGTCAAACCCTTCGGTGACATACTTACGAACGTCTTCAAGGTCGTCTTTGAACCCGCGCAGAGTGGTCGGCCAGGAAATTGCATAATAGTCATCCTTGATATAAGGCGGAATATTACGCTCTTTCATGGCATCAATAATACCCTTTGCGTGTGCCCTGTTGAACGCCAGCGACGCAGTTCCACCAACCGTTCCGGTGGTAGACAACGCAACCGCAGTGGACGACGTGCCGCCTGCGGGGTATACCCTCAGCGGTGTTTCGCCAAACTGCGCTTCAGCCTGAATGTCAAAGAACTTCTTTGCGTCATTCTTCAGGACTTTGTTAATGATTTCAGTTACCGGGTGAAGCGATAAATTATCGAGTTTTTGACTAAAGGGAACACTGTTCATTTATGTTATCGGCTATCTGTTTATGAAAGCCCTGCATGTCACCATGCAGATCAGACTATATCATCCCTTGCGGGCAGCGCACTCGTGGAGTTTTACCACCGTATCCATAAGGACTTAGGCTCCATACTCTAGTCGTTGAACCTTCGGCCTGTTTCCAGGTCGCTTGGCTGCTGATTGTCTTATAACTGCCAATTTTCAAACCGTCGCACTCGCTGTTACCAGCCATGCTGTGGTTTGGCAAGCCTTCAAGAGTTTCCAGCAATTCACGCTGTTTTCTATTGATTTCTTCTTGTTTATGGGTATATAGTACCGTATGACTATTTCTAAAACACAAAAAACAAAGATTGTCGCTACTTGCGCCTGCGGTTGCAACCGTGTTTTTAACCCATTCCCTATTTATAAAAATAGCCGTACTGAAAAAAATCCAGACAATTATATTAAAATAGCTGGGAACCGGGGCGGGTTGCTTTTTATCCCCAAATATATCAGAGGGCATGCTCCCGGATGCTATAAAAGCAGAAAAGGGCGCCCTGCATGGAACAAAGGGCTTACAAAAGAACTTTGCCCAACCCTTAAAAAAATGGGGTTTCAACCCGGTCATAAGCCTTACAACGATTGGTCTCATATCCACGAAATGCAACGAAATGATCCTGAATATAGAAAGCGTTGGCTTGCTTCTAAAAAAGGCCAAATCCCGTGGAATAAAGGCAAAACAAAAAAACAATACAAGAACGGTATAAAGTCCGGTAAAGAGCACGGAAATTGGTGCGGTGGTAAAAATAGTATTGTTGACACCGCCGAATATAAAGCCTTTTGCAAAAAGATCCTCAAAAGAGACAATTATACTTGCCAACATTGTGGAGATCATAATCACAAAGGCCGTGGTTCCCGCATTGTCCTTGATGTTCATCATATCATTGCTCGTAGCGAAAATCCGGATCTTATTTTAGACCCTAATAATGTCATAACATTATGCCGCAAATGCCATATTGAAACCGACAATTACGGAACAAAACTTATCCATAAAAGAAGAAAGCAACGGGGCAAGTAATTTACCCCCTTCTGTGATAGTCATCGTTCCCTGGGTAACCATGAAAGTGGTCTCAGGCATCGTGTTGGTTTCAACCAACGTCGAACCCTGAGTAGCCAAATCCGAATAAACGTCCCAATGGAACGTATCGCCTTTCTTTTTCCCCTGATGTGCGGCATCCTTGATGTCGCAGAACTGGCGGAATTTTACTGTCGGCTGTACAGCCATCCGGAGTTTACGACTCAAATTATCCGAGTACATATACCCTCCAAGGCTGTTTACCGCCCAAACTTGTCCAGACATATCCTTACTCCTTACCCCACCGGCCTTCGAGCTTTCTTCAGATCCGCAAGCCCCTCTGCCCGCATTTCCTTCAGCGTTTTAGGCGGTTTGGTATCATCAGACAGGGTTCTGGTGTTCGCCCCGTCGATATTGTCTATGGTTTCTTTTTTCGCCTTCTTTTTTTCAAGAGTCTCGGGCTTTTTTGCGGGCGTTCCTGCAATACTGCTCACCCATTCCCGAACCTCTTTGCCGGCAGCCTGGTACATTGCCAGGTCATTTTTGCCACCCGCCTGAAGCTTTTCATCAACCTTTTTCCTGTACAAATCACTGAGCACAGGGTCCTCAAGCAAGTCTTTAAAACCGCCCTTGTCAGCAGGCTTATGCAATTCATCCATAATCATTTTACGGGTGAATTCTTTTTGAACAACTTCCTGCACATTCTCAGGCGTCATACTTTCACCGGCTGAGTTCGTCACCGCTTCGCTCTTAATCGCGAGTATTGCCTTTTTGATGTCGTCTTCGTCTCCGAACTGGATAGCTTCCACAATGGCATCAATATCCATGCCATCAGGCGTGTCAGCGTCCTCACCGTCCTTCTCGTCCGGTTCTTCGGAGTCTTCCTGCGACGTAATCTTTTTGGCCTCATTGAGCAATTTGGTGGCTTCGGCCAGACGTTTATCTGCGGCCGTCTCTTTTTGCAGTGTTCGCTTCCCCGCGTCTACAAGCTCAGATAGCGGGACCTGCATTTCCTCACCGTCAACAATGATGGTTTCCATCTGTGTTTCTTTTTCAACAGAATCAGGTTCGTCGGCCTCTTTTTCGGTTTCTTTCTCATCAGGCTTGTCGATCTCTTCTTTTGTTTCTTCGGCCGATGCCTCAGGTGAATCCTCAAATTCAAGCTCCTCTACCTGAATTCCCATTTCGTCTGCTTTTTGCTTGTTAACGGTTGCTACGATTGAATCCATAACAGCGCCCCTCGGATTTGGGGTGGCCTTGGATTCAGTTTCTTCAGTTTCTTCTGATACGTCCTCATGGATAGCATCACTCATTGTAAAAATCTCCTTGTTAGTCATCTATTTGATCAAGCTGCTGTTCAGCTTCCCGGGCCATTATGATCGCCTCGTTCAGCCATGTTATTGCCGCCTTGGCAATTTTTATGTTAACCTGCAATTCTCTGATCTTTTTTTCGTCTGCCGGATCAACTGTTTTCAGTTGTTCGACGGCTGCGTCTTCTTCCTGCTTCGCAACACCTATGACATACCGGCCTATGTCGTCCCGGAAAAAGGCGTCAACCCTGTCTCCTAAAATGATCTGAGCATTTAGTTCATCAAGTTCGCTCATCCTGCCCTGCCTTCCAAAACGTTATTAAGCCTATTCGCATTTATTGCTCTGGTTGTTTCTATTTCTTTCAATAACAAATCCTTTGCGATGTTTGCCCTGTTTCGCTGCGTACTGCCTGTTTCCTTGAGTCTGGTTTCAAGAATTTTCGCTGCACGATCAGCCTGTTTATTTTCGAGCTCTGCGGTCAACCTCTGTACTTCTGCCTGTAGGGCCTGGATCACCTGGGCCATTTGAGCTTTTTCGGGGTCCTGCTGGTTTACCTGGGAAAGGAAC